AAGAGAAAATCAACAGTCTTAAGAAGCTTAAGGAGACAGAGTGAAATCAACTGAGCGTGTCTTTAGACACAGGAAGGCTGCGGCTGACAAAGGCCGCAAGCGTAAAGAGTATCTAGTGACAGATGCTGAGCATTTTAGAATTAAACGATTGTTAAATATAGTGCGTCAAGAGGAGAGTAAAGATGGGGAAGGGTAGCGGAAGAAGACCAATTCAGGTCGATCAAGATCAGTTTAATGACTCATGGAATAATATCTTTCTTAACATGATTCCTGAGAAGCTTTTCAAGAGTCACATCAAAAGCTTTGGCGAGGGTAACGAGAACTGGAACTCAGTTATAGCCAGCATCTACGAAGAGCAGCACGGAGATGGTGTTATGTGCTGCGACCTGTCGATAACAAACGCTAACGGTGCGGTACTGACAGCGTCACTATCTGAGGCTAATGAGAGCGGTAAGCTAACGTGTGATGACGATGACTTTTACTACATCATCAAGCCTGAGCTGCTGCACGAGATTACAACTTGGGCATTAGAGTATGTTAGCATTGAGACTGCGGGACTACTAGGAGAAGAGCATGAGTAAGCTTTATCACGATGAGTTAAGGAAGTACTTAGATGACGATGTTCTCTTTGGTGAAGCTCTCAGCTTCTACGACAGCTTCCATCACCCAAGCCTTGAGCATCTCAGGGGTGAGGAGAAGGTGGCAACCTACACTTTGCTGATCGAGTCTCGTGAGAACTGGATGAGAGATTTAATCATGGACCACGAGCATCCTCAGTGTAGTGATACCCAGAGAATCAAGATTGAGGCAGCGGTGGGTAAGTATTTCATAGACAACGCTGTGAAGTATCTAGAGCTATATGATGATTATATGGACAATAACACACGACATTAAAAACCCTTACATTTCAGTAACTTACGGTGGGCCTTAATTGTGTCCACCCATTGATATAGTCACTTAGATAAACTGGAGTTTCCTCTATGACCAAGATTCATGGGACAGAAACAGATGAGCTACTACGAGAGTTTTACTCATTAGATCAGGGTCGAGAGAAGTATTTCGATCGTGATGGTAAAGTTACACAAATGTCGATTAAGAATATACCGCACAGGTTGATCAAGGATTCACTACCTAATGTGTCTGCTGCACTTTCACAGGTGGTTGGCGATCAGTCATCTTCGGGCGCTGGTCGTCCTTTTGCTTGGAAGCAAGATTTAAGCAGTGTTGATTTAGACTTGGTGTCTTACTTAGGTATGACTACTTGTATGGATGGTGTTGGTATGAACAAGTCTATGACTTGGGTGCTATCCAAGATCGGCAAGCGCATAGAGCTAGAAGTCTGGGCTAAAGAGCTGCGTGAGTTCGATCCTAAGTTGTCTGAGCGTATAAACACTAAAGTCACTAAGGATCACTCATCAGAGAGATACAGGCTGAAGGCTGCTAGTGCTATTGCCCGAAAGGGTGGCTTTGAGAGAGCTAAGTGGACTGACGAGAGGCGTGTTAAATGTGCAGCTCCTGTTCTGAATGCTATCTTAGAGTTCTCAGGTGTCTTTGAGATATGGTCTATCGTTAAATCAGCGAAGACTATCAGAAGCATAGGATTGACCGGGGACGCTTCCCTGTTGATCTCAGAGCTACAAGCGGCAGAAGCTTGGTGTTCACCTGTGTTCTCCCCGATGATCGTGCCACCCCGGAACTGGGAAGGCTTAGACACTGGTGCTTACATTGATGACGCTTTGAGAGCGCAGGTTGAGCTGGTGAGGTTCGCAAGTCCGTGGCAGAAGAAGTACATTAAGAAGCGCGACATCAGTAACGAGCCTTACGTCAAAGCATTGAATGCTATTCAGGCAACACCTTTCATTATTAACGAAGATATACTCGAAGCGGTGACATGGGCTTGGACTGAAGATATCAGTATCCCTAGTTTCCCTCGTCGTGCTTATATCCAGCGTCCTGAGTTCCCAGAGAACTGGGACTTCCTAGACCCTTCTGACAAGAAGCTGTGGCGCATTACTGCTCGTGATGTTGTCGTGCGTAATCGCCAGATTGATGGTGCTAGAGCTGTGATGATGCAGGATCTAAACACTGCAAACTCTCTTGTGCCTTTTGAGAAGTTCTATCTACCACATAACTTTGATTTCAGAGGTCGGGTGTATCCTATCCCTCACTTCTGTCATCACCGTGATAGTCATGTAAAAGCGATGTTCTACTTTGCTGACGCTGATGCTGTAACACAAGAAGACGCAAGGTGGCTGGCGATACATTGTGCTAACACTGGTGACTTCAACAAGATCAGTAAGCAGGGCTTTGCAGAGCGTGAGTTATGGACTGAGATGAACCGGGATAAGATCATCAGCGTTGCTGAAGATTGGAAGGCGACAGTGGAATACTGGACCCAAGCCGATAAGCCTTTTGAGTTTCTCGCTGCTTGTATTGAGATGACCGGCTACTGGCAAGCTGAAGAGAGCGGTGATGTCTTTGTCTCAGGTTTACCTGTGGCACTCGATGGTACTAACTCAGGCATCCAACACTTCTCAGCACTAGCGAGAAATACTGAAGATGCGACACTAGTAAACTTAGTTCCGGCAGATAAACCACAGGATATCTATCAGCGTGTTGCTGACGAAGTCATTAGTCAGTTAGATGATGACCCGTGTCACGAAGCTGATCAATGGAAAGACTTTGGTATTAGTCGTAAGACTGTGAAGCGCAATGTGATGACATATGGTTACTCATCTAAGCAGTATGGTTTCTTTGAGCAGATCCGTGAGGACTTGATGACCCCCTTGACTGACAAGGTGTTACTCAAGGAGCTTGATGAGCATCCCTTCGGTGAAGATCATGGCTATGCTGCTGCTAAGTATTTAAGCCGACACTCATGGGATGCTGTGAACAAAGTTATCTCAAGCGCACAGGAAGGTATGGCATTCTTTCAGCAGCTCTGTGGTGCGTTGGCTCATGAGGGTAAGCATATGAATTGGATAACACCTTCGGGCTTCCCTGCTGCTCAGTTCTATCCGAGCAATAAGCATAAGAAGATCAAGATTTATATGTATGACCGCGAGGCTCAGATGCCAGTGCGGTCGCAGATAACCCTGAGAGAGCAGGATTGGAGCCGGGTAGATAAGCGGAAGTCTAAGACTGCCGTGTCGCCGAACGTCATTCACTCTCTCGATAGCGCCCATCTTCTGAGAACTGTGCTAGACTGTAAAAACGATAGTGATGATATGTCTTTCTTTCTGATACACGATAGCTTTGCGACAACTGCTGCGCGGACTCAGACGATGTATGAGACTATCCGTAAGACGTTCATAGACATCTATGACACTGAGAACTGGTATGAGAACTTGTTACAACAAGCGCAGAGTCAGTTAGAAAAACCAGAGTCTGGCAGAGTTCCTGAAACACCCCAACAAGGTGGATTGGATCTCAAACAAGTAGCTGAAAGCAAGTACTGCTTTAGCTAAACATTAACCTACAACTGAGGATGACATCATGCACCCGCGAGAGCGAGTGTTAGGGGTAGCACTTTATTTAAAACAGAAAAACGAACCGGTCCCGCTGGATATTTTAGCGGAACTAGAGAGTTACGGCTTGGAAATTGGTGAGTTCGTGGATTTACCACAGCCAACAGACGAGCCTTCGACAACCGAAGAGAACGAAGGAGATTATAATGAGTTCAAATAAGATAGCATTTAGCACATCAGTTGGTGTTGCGAGGTATCCGTGGCTTAAGGAGCCTGACACTGCATTTGGTCAGGAGTCATTCAAGTGTATGCTTATCCTTAGCCCGAAAGAAGGTCAGCCGCTTGTGGAGCTGATAAACAAAACTGCGGAGCAGGCCGGCTTTAATGCAACAAACGGCTCTCTACCTTACGAGACAGATGAAGAAACAGGCGACTTCGTTTTCAAGACTAAGACTAACTTTCAGCCTAAGTTCTTCGACAGTGCTGGTGCGCCGATCATCGAGTCCAAGATCCCTGATATCTGGGGCGGTAGTCAGCTTAAGCTAAGCGGCTGGATTGCACCTTGGAGCGTAAACGGTAAACGTGGGATTACGCTACAATTGATGAAAGTCATGGTCGTTGAGGCTCGTGGTCCATCTGATACCGCAGGTGGTAGCAGTGGATTTGAACCAGTAGAGGGCGGCTTCGTAGCTGAGAAAGAAGAGACTTTCGAGGCTCCCCCTAGCGATGCGCCCTCGTACCTTTAACAGAGGCGCTTATTTAAAAGGCTACAGGTCGGGCCTTGAGGACAAAGTTGCAACGCAGATAGAGAGCAAAGATTTACCTGTCATTTATGAGCAGGAAAAGATTAAGTTTGTTCACCCAGCGCGAAAAGCAACGTATACTCCAGACTTTAAAATCACTCTAGGAGACGGGAGTTGGTTTTATGTTGAAACGAAGGGCATTTTCAGTGTCTCTGATCGGCAGAAACATCTGCTAGTCAGAGATCAAAACCCTGAGATCGAGATCCGCTTCGTTTTTAGCAACAGCAGAAGTAAGCTCTACAAGAAAAGCCCAACTAGCTACGGAATGTGGTGCGATAAGCACGGCTTCCAGTACGCTGACAAGCTTATCCCAGAGCAGTGGTTTTTACCGGGGTCGTCTCCCACGCCCGGTAAGAAAAAGGCTTAATTTACCCCCTCAGATTTAAGCCTTGGGAAGGCGGTGGGTAGCTCCTGCCGCCAACACCCTAAACTAAGAGGGATTAATGGAGACGACTATGCTTGACCAGATTCAAGAAAACCAAAACACATTTATACGCCACGAGAGCTGTGACAACTGCGGCTCATCAGACGGTAAGGCACTGTACAGCGATGGCGGTACTTACTGCTTTGTCTGTGAAGCTTCGACGAGAGGCGAGGGCACTTCCGCTGAGAACACAAGGACTGTGACAACGATGAACGATAGCTTTTACAAAGGTAATCCGGAAGGTGTCCGAGAGCGCGGCTTGAGTGAAGAAACCTGTCGTAAGTTCGGCTACCTGACCTGCCATCTTGCTGATGGTAAAAGCTACGCAGCAAACTACAGAAACTCAGACGGGCTGATCATTGCACAGAAGCTCCGTACTGCTAATAAAGAATTCAAATGTGTAGGCGACAGTAAGAAGCTTACCTTCTTCGGTCAGCATCTATGGTCAACCGGGCGCAAGCTGGTGATCACTGAAGGCGAAATAGATGCGATGTCTGTCTCGCAGATCCAGAACCACAAGTGGCCCACAGTATCTCTTCCAGCAGGTGCAGCAGGCGCTAAGCGGGCTATCAAAGATAACTGGATATACCTTGAAGGCTTCGATGAAATCATCCTGATGTTTGACATGGATGAGCCGGGTCAAACCGCTGCCCGTGAAGTTGCTGAGATGCTGCCCTTAGGTAAGGCTAAGATAGCCACCTTGCCCTGCAAGGATGCTAATGACTGTCTTAAGGAAGGCAAAACAGCAGATATCATAACAGCTATATTTCAGGCTAGAGACTACCGGCCTGACGGTATCGTATCATCGCAGGATTTACGATCAGCGATCACCGAGCCTGACAAGATATCGACAGTTACATATCCTTATAAAGGCTTGAACGATATCACACGAGGTTTACGCAAAGGCGAGCTTGTCACTGTCACAGCTGGCAGTGGCATAGGTAAAACTACGCTATGCTCTGAGATAGCACTGCATCTACACAAGTCAGGAGAGCGGCTTGGGATGATCATGCTTGAAGAGAGTAACAAGCAGACCCTTCGTAATCTTATCGGGATACACTCTGACAACAATATCACAGTGAACCCGGAAGCTCTGACAAAAGAAGAGCTTGAGGCATCATTCGATGAGCTATTCGTAGGAGATAGTCAGATATACCTGTACGACCACTTTGGTAGTACTGATGTAGATATCGTATGTAGTCGCATAATGTTTATGCACAAGGCGCTGGGCGTTGAGTGGGTGGTCTTAGATCACATCAGCATTCTAGTGTCAGGCTTGGCTACTGGCGATGAACGTAAGCTCATAGATATGGCGATGACTAAGCTTCGGACACTGGTTCAGGAGACAGGCATCGGCTTGATATTGGTAAGTCACCTCAGAAGACCTGAAGGCGACAAGGGACACGAGGACGGCGCTAAGGTTCGTCTAGGTCAGCTACGGGGTAGCCATGCAATCGCACAGTTGAGTGACATCTGTATCTCACTGGGTGTCGATCCTGATAATCCCAACAGTAATTCCCGGCAGGTTCATCTGCTTAAGAACCGGTTCACTGGTCAGACAGGCTTTGCCGGGAACATTACATACAACCCTGAGACGGGCAGACTAATCGATCAAGTAACACAATTCTAAAAGGGGGAAGGAGATGAGTAGATTTGTATTCGATATTGAAACCGATGGTCTGATACCTGAGATGACCAAGATCCACTGCATCGAGATGATCGATGTTGATACCGGGATGGCTATAAGCTTTCTGCCTGACAGGGTGGATGAAGGTCTAGTGATGCTTGCTAAAGCTGACGAGATCATAGGCCACAACATTATTAACTTCGATGTCCCGGCTATTCAGAAGATACATCCTGATTGGAAGCCTGAAGGCAAGGTCACTGATACGCTTGTACTGTCCCAGTTACTCAAGGGTGACATCAAGAATGAAGACTTCGACAAGCGCCGTGAAGAGCGCACCGACCTTCCAAACAAACTTATAGGCAGTCACTCGCTCAAAGCTTGGGGCTATCGTCTCGGTGAGCATAAAGAAGAGATCGCAACAGATTGGCAGGAGTGGTCTGTCGAGATGCAGAAGTACTGCGCTCAGGATGTCGCGGTCAACCTGAAGCTCTACCAACATTTCA